TCTGACGCAATTGTACTGTCATTGGCATCATCCACATAACTTTCAGGTGTGATGAAATTCCTAACTGGCAGCAGTTCAATTGCAGTGCCCACTCCAGCCACATAGTATTCATTGTTGCTGATGGCTGTGGCTGTGTTTTGATAGGCGTCTGTGGTCAATATTACTGTGGCGCCATCTGCTACTGTGCTTATAGAGAATTGAATGCCGTTGGCCGCTATGCTTTTGATGTAGTAAATTTGCCCTTCAACCACACCATTGCCTGTGACTGGGAATATTATTTGTTCACCTTCGTACAGTCCTGCAGTGGTCTCACAAGTAAAATAATTAACACCAGCAGTGGTACTAATACACACAACTGATGTGGTGCCTGATCCATAACTGGCTGGCACCACATCACCAGTGAATCTAACTTTTAATCCGTTGGTAAATGTTATGCCAGAGGGCGATACGTAATTTTTTTCTCCGATAATTTGATCAATAAATGTGGTACTAGATTCAACAGGATCCAACAACAAGATGCGTCCAAAAATTTCTGGATCAGTGCCATCTTGATAGTACAATTCATTAAATGCAGCGGTTAATAATGGAATCTGTTGAAAATATCCTGCGGCATTTTTGTACCAACTGGTGTTGCTGTAAGTTATACCGTAGCTTATGGTAAACTTTTGATTTGAGGCAATATTGGATATCTTGACGAGATTAATATAGTCCGTACCTTCCTCATTTACTATATTAATTTGCCACACTTGATATCTGTCAGCCAGCGGAACCACTGTGGTCTGATCAAAAAGTTCTGAATCGTAGCTGCCAATCTGACCATTCAATGCATCCAATCTAGGCAAGGGATCAAACAATGTAGTCTGTAGCCAACCACCACCTTCAGCATCTAATATGGGATTAGTAAACACCAAGGTTCTAGTCTCTAGATATGTGATACCGTCAATGCCACCGTAGGTTGCTATAAACTGTTGCAATGGTTGATTGTTGATTTGATCAAACTGCAACGTGGTCAAAAGGTCAATGGGACCTACATCAGGAAGATCATAATAAAATTGTTGTGCTGTCTTCTGTGGTACATTGAATGTGACTATGCCAAGATCATCACCATTATTGGTTACACCAAACACATCACGATTGCTGATGTTGGGCGTAGAAGGAACTACACCAGCTATTCCCGGTGAGGTCTGTATGAAGAATCCTGGACCAGTGCCGGGAGTACCATCAATAACATTGATTGTGCCTCGCAAATTGGTTTGATTTTCACTTACATAAAAAAGTGTATCTGGCGCATCTTGTGGCACAGTGAAAGTTACCAATCCAAAACTGCTGCCATTTCTGAGCACACCTGTGTTGTAAGCGTTGCCTGTGCCCAAGGTCTGTTCAGTTTTGATCCAAAATGGATATACACCGTTGAGTGTCACGTTGAATACATAAGTGTTGCCCCGTATCAGTGTCACTGTAGGATTTGGTTTAGAATCCAATAGATACGACGTGGTTCCATTGTTTGACACGCGATAGTTTACAGTTTCTTTGGCGTTTTGAGCCACTTGAAATGTGTAACTGCCGCCGCGCACCAGATTGATGACGGGATTGTCTCCTGACACCCCCGAAAAAGTATAAACACCATTGGCTCTGGTGACCACAAAGTTGGCTGATGTGGGCACACCGGCAGCGGCCACATCCACTGTTTGAGGACCTTCGGGTACCCAAAAGTACTGGCTGAAGTTTACAAAACTATCATAATCAACAAATGGATCCCAGGTATAGTATTCGCTGTTGTACAGTTGGTCTGGTCTGTTGGCATCTCCGCCTTGAAATCCAATAGCATCATTGATGCCTGGATAAGTTATGACGTTCTTGATGTTGTCAGTGTCGGGCTCCAGACTGACAACGCCTGGTTCCAACTGGTAGTCTTGACGTGTTCTGTCTGGCTCAACCACATAAGCATCGTTGGGATTGACGCCAGGTCCCACGGTACGACCAATAAAGCCTTGTGTCTTTTTGAACTTGGGTTCCTGCACCATCTGGTCCAGTGTGGCCGCCAAGAATTGTTTGTTAACTGGTGTTTGAAATATCTGTGGAAGAAAATCAACTGATCTTGTACGTGCCATTAATAACCTCCGCCGCCTGAACTGCCGCCGCCTGAACTGCCGCCGCCTGAACCACCACTGCTTGTTATGCCACTAGCAGCAGCAATGCTGGCTCCCACACCACTGCCTGGTGCAGTACGCAAGTTGGTACTGGTCAATGCTTCAATGACATCAATGTTGTCGATAACAGCACCATTGGCAAAAATTTCATTGGGCTGGCTGCGAATTTCATACAGGTCGCCAAAACTCTTTTGTTGATCTAGTGGTACCAGGACCACAGAACTAATTATACTACCTAGTTGGCTGTGTAGATATGCTGCCAGTTCTGAGAAATAAAATGTGTCGCCAAAATTCCATTTGTCTATACTGAAATACGCATTCATTTCTGCCAGCACCGAACTTTTTATTTCGCTGGTACTGGCTGTTGAGTTCTGTGCCCGTATGACTTTGACTGTGGCTCGTAATTGCTGTGCTGCTTTGGGCCCAAACAAGGGTTTGAACACCACTGAATTGATTACTATGTTGTCTGAAATCATCTTGTAGTCTTGCAAGTTTTGATATTCAGTAGTGAGTTCATCTATGGTGGGCATGTCTGGTTCAATCACAGTGCCTGTGGTGTCACGCAGCCAATTTTGATAGGCAGTGTAGTAACTCAGTGTGACAACATACAAGTCAATGATGTTGGTGGTACCTGGGTCAATTCTGTTGGTGAGTGGGCTGTTGTGACGGTATTGGAAGTACAGACTTTGTCTGCCAGTTCTAGCAATCCAACCGCTGACGCTGACAATGGTGCGCACCCCTGTGACTGAAATACTGAGTTGATAGAAAGCATCTTCTTCATAGGCATAAAACACCTGTCCAGGTGTCCACTCAGTTTTGGCCAGTTCAATTTCGTCCAGTGTGCCGTAATCATAGATCACCACGCCTTGTTCGACCAACAAATAACGTTGCAAGTTGTCAAAGTCCACTGTTTGTTGTAGGAACACATAGGGTCCTGCAGTGGTAGCTGGTCCCACAACTTCATCAAAGAAGTCTGGATTGTCTGGTACACCGTCATTGTCTGAGTCACGATAACTGACCAAGACTTGGAAGTCATCCACATAGCCATCGCTTTCCACAGGTTGTCCAATGATTGTGGTGTAAATGTCGCCAGGCAGGGGTTGTGTTGAGTCAGGCTGTGTGTTCACTGCCAAGATGTTGATAAAGTCTTTGATAATGGTGCCTGTGCGGCTGTCGTAAACCAGCTGATCATCATAGAAAAAGAAACGTGTTTGTAGCACTGAACCAAAGTTGTAGGCCAGGCCACGGAATGTAATGGTGTAGTTTTGATTTTGCACCACGAACGATATCATCCAAGATGCATCTAGTCCAGGTGCGTTTTGATCAGCATACTGCTGACTCCACGCTGCCACAGTGGTGCCATTGCTTTCATACACTTTGAGATTAGTGCTGGTTATGATGTACCAGGTGTAAGGTGTGCCAGTAATGTCACCGTTGCTGTCGTAGCCCAGACCAAAGTTGCGATTCAACAAGATCTGTTCGGTCATGGCCTGTTCCACAGCAGTGGGCAAGTCTGTCACAAACAGTGGAATGATGGTGTCCACAATGGCGCCAGTGGGCACAAAGTTGTTGATGGTTACAGGTCCAGCCCCTGAAGTCAAGTTGCCCAGGCCACCGTTGTAGCCATCACCCACAATGGCTTGTGGGCTGGCCCAAATTTCAACACGTTCATCAGCACGAGTGGCTGTGCCCAGCACCAGTCGATTGTTGCGATCAAAGAAATAGCCAGTGGGTGGCACAAATTTGATCAATGCTCCTGGTATCACATACTTGAACATTGTGGTGGTTGAATCTCCCACAGGGATGGGTGTGCCGCTGGGCCAAGTTGCGCTAGTTGTGGTGTTTCTAAAATAGCCAGTGGTTTCGTTGGCCATGGTGGTGCTTTGATTCCAAGTGTATCCAGCCAACCATGTCACACTGTCAGGCACTGTGGTACTGGTCACTCTTGGAAAGTTTTCGTAGTAAAACTGTTTGACAGTGGGTCCAATCAAGGCAGGTTGCACTTGATTTGTTATGACATCAGCAATGTCGTTGCGATTGTTCCAAGAAAACAATATGGTGGGCAAGATGTTTTGACGCCATAACGCACCATCACTTGAGAATGTGTTGGTCGAACTGTACTTGCCAGTATTGTCCACTAGGTCAAGATAGCGACTGGTACCAATTGACGCACGATTTAGGGCTTTTGACTTGATGATTGAGTTATATTGTGTGTATGGAAACAAGTTGTAGTCTTCTCCATTGACCATGCGGTTTTGTGTGTAGTAGCGAGCAGGGGCACGTTGTTTGATTTCAGCAATGGGTTCACGTGCTTGACTGTTTGAAACAGGCCGTGTGATACCGCAGGTAAATGTGATTGTTTGTAAATTGCCGTTGCGATCAGTGTAGGTAATAGGCAACACCACATTTTGCATTTCTTCAGGATTTATAATGTATTGCAGGCCGTTTGATGCACGAACATAGGCACGGAACAGACCCACAGGAATTTCACTGAATACACCATCGCCAAACACCATGGTAATCTGATCATTGGCTCTGGAAGTTACACTGTAAATTGGTTGTAGAACATTGTCGCGCTGTGCTGCTGCCGTATAAACATTGTCCACATACTGCCACTCACGACTGATTGTGCCTAGGTTGTCTAGTTGAAACAACCAACGATCTATGTTGTTGACGCCTTCGATGTTGATGTCCACTGTGCGGTTGGCAATGCGTTCAGCCAGGTTAAAGTCTTGATTCTGCAGCACACCTTGTTTGAACAAGAAAAAATAACCAGTGTTGGCTGATTGAAATCCCAGTTGATCGTTTCTAAACAACACATTGAACACTGTGTTGGGCTGTGGTGCTGGTTCATACACATAGTCTCGGCCAATGCTGGTGGCAGTGGTGGCTTCAAATGGCATGTTGATTCCATCCACAGTAGAAGTATAAGGAATCACAGGTAAAAATCCACGCACCAAGTTGATACCATATTCAGCAGTGTCCACGCCTAGTATAGTTTGACGATTGCTGGGACGACCAATTTTTTGGCTGTCAACTAGGCTGGCATTGATAATGGTTGTGAACTGTTCTTGCCAATCTGGATTTGTGGGGTCAGCCCAGTTTACAGTGACATTGCTGAGATTTACACCATTGTAATCCACAACGTTTTCTGTGGTGGTTACATTGAATACTTTGAGAAAACCTTCAGCTGCTGAATTACGTTTGGCTGTGTAGCTCACAAGATTGGCCAGTCGGACCACTGAGTCTCTGCGTTCAGCAGTGTCAATGTAGTTTTCACGAGTGTTTAAGTCAGTGCGGAAAGCCAGGGCCTGGCCCATGAACGCCATGACGTCCAGCAAAGCAATAAATTCTGAACTTTCAATGTAGTCATTGAATGTTTCAGGATAATACAAACGCAAATAGTCAATGAAACTTTTGCGAAGAGTTTCAAAGTCGTAACTTTGGAAGTCGGCTTCGCGATAAGTTTGGTAGATTTGTTTCCAATCTTCTACACCAAATATTGCTGTTTGTCTTGTGGTTGTTGCCATTTTTGTCTCGTCCGTGCTTTATTTATTCGTAATAAAAACGGCGTAGTTATACGTAACTGGCATTGCGAGTGGTTTCGTCAAAGAATATGCTGAGTATTTCAGCGTTGGTGGTGTTTATTATTGTGACTTCTAACTGTATCAATATACCATTTTCTTGGGGGAATACCTGTATGTCATTGATGGTGAGTCTGGGGTCACCAGCAGCCACACGTTGTATTTCAGCTCGCAAATCTTCTTGCAATTGTTCTACTTGATTTTCAAACAAAAAACTGTAAATTGTGGTGCCATAGCCAGGACGCCCTGGCAGTTCACCTTGACGAATGTTGAAGGCATTCAATAGGTCGCGCTGAATCAACTCAAAGTCAGTGAGTGTGAACTTTTTGTTTTGATTGATAGTGTTGAAGCCAATGAATGTGGTCATGTTGATATTTATGGTGTAGTTTAACTGCCATAATTGAGATCAGGAACTTTGTCGTTGCCCACGATTCTGGTAGTAGCAGCATCAACGGTGATTCGGTCAACTGTGTCAGTTGCTTCTCCTGGTGGTGCCTGTTGTAACACAGCATCATTTAGTTTTTGTTCTGCTGTACCAACGGCAAATTGTGCTTCTTTAAACTTGGCATCAAATTCAGCCTGCTTGTCTGGCGGCAACTGTCCTCGAATCCAGTCAGTACCAGCTGCTGAATTTTTGGCAAACACCGATGATATGCCTCCAAGTTCTTTGGCATTGAATACATCCAGCGGCACTCCCAATGAACTGGCCGTGGCCAACCCTGAGTTCATTAAATTTTGCTGTGTCAAATTCTGCGCCGCAGGATTTTTTAAAAAACTGTCAAGACCGGTGACACCGCCTGCACCAGTCCACACAGCAGGACTTTTCAACACTGATGTTAGATTGTTTATGCCTTGTTTTAGAAACGTGCTGGCTGTGCCTGGTTTGAGTAGTCCTGCTGTTTCCAACTGTGTAGCATCAAATCCAAACTTGCCAACTCCCACTGCATTGGTTATTTGATCAAAATTTTGTCCAGTGGCAGTGCCTACTGATGCCATGGTGGCACGAACATCAGTGGTATCGAGACCTGACATGGGCATGATTGCTGTGGCTGTTTTGGCAAAATCCGCAGTGGTAATACCATTGGTCACTGGTACACCAAGCAAAGCGCCAATTTTAGCTGTGGTCTGTTGCAGTATGGTACCACCATTGGTGATGCGACTTTGCAAATTTCCTGTGGTACCTGCAGCCAATGACTGCTTGGCACTTTGTGCAATACTCACAAACTGATTCTGTGTTCCTTGATCTGTGCCAGCAAATCCAGCAAACCCTTGTGTCACTTCAGCCCGAGCCGCTTCAAGGCCATCAGCGGCTTGTGTTTGTGCGCTGAGTATGTCACCAGATTGAAAACCAGTAAGCCCACCTGCTGACGCTTGCTTTTGAAAAATAGCAAAGGCCTGTTCACGTGTCATGTTTGGAGGGCCGCTGACTTCAAAAACCTTTGATTGACCGGCGCCAATCGCTGTTTTTATACCAGCAAGATCAAAAGTAAATTTACTCATAATGCTCTGACCACTACCCCAGCTGGCACAGCCGGCGCACCTGGTGGCGGTGGTGGTTTTCCTTGTTCTAACTTGACCTTTACATCAACTCCTAGATTGTGATAAGGATAAGGTTCATGTGTGGGTGCTCTAGGCACAATGGTTTCCAACGCACTGTCCTTGACTTGCCAGCCTTTGGCAGTGTCAAACTCGGTGTCTGACAGCAAGATCTTGGCAATGGGC